CTATTCGTCCCGCGCGCGGCTGACTCTCCGCACCACGAACTCGAACAGGACGTCCGAAATCCACATGGCGCAGACGCCGATCAGGAAGGCGGCCGCCAGCGTGGTGGTGTCGTCGGCGGGAGCGGGCATCGGCAGGCCGGCGATCCTGGCGTAGGAAACCGCCGGCAGCGTCAGATAGGCCGCCGCAAGCGCGCCGCAGATCGG